GAGTATATGCAACAGTGCATCAGGGAATCGGCTGAGCTTGCAAAGATAAGAGCAAACAACAAAACGGACGGGATACCGATTTGGGAGGATGAGATATGAAATCAACGAGAACTCCGTCAAAGCAGGAAATGGCACAGATGACGTCAGATGCATACACAGACACACTAGACGATACGATAGCACAGTTTGTTTGTATGACGTGCAGATATTTTAACCTCGGCGTTAAACGTGCTAACGCGTTTGTGAGAGCGTGTGAGGAGATGTCAAGAGAATATCGTCAGTACATTGGCGATGGAATATTGACCGACAAACTAAAAGAGGAGCTGAAATCAAGAGGCATAGACCCGACAGATATTTACGCTGCAAAAGACGACATTGCACACCAGTCACACATAATCAAAAAGAAGAAAGAAAATCAGGTGGGATTTGCTGAAGCAATGAGACAGCAACAGAAATTGCAGGAGTTAAAGAAGTTTTTGAGCGAGGTGGGATAGCATGACGATTGAACAGTCGGAGAAGATAGAGTGGTTAAACAGAGCGTTTTGCGCTGATTTAAAAGCAAATGCGTTAATGGCTGTGCAAGAGCAAGAAAGGAAAATGATGTTAAGCCTTGGGGTAGGCGAAGAAAAAATTAGTAGTGAAGCAATTGATGATGTCATTGACAGATTGATTGATGTACGTGTTGAGATAGCAAATGCAATTGCGGAGATTAACGATTGTGAACTTGAAGCTATACTCAATTACAGATACTTAGCATACAAGAAAATGCAGGACATAGCTGGCCTAATGCACTACGATAAGTCAACGGTACAACGCAAACACAAAAAGGCAATAGAAAAGTTGCTATTGAAATCCACCCCTGGCATGTTGTAAACTAAATATAGACAGAGAGAGCGTGATGCTGCGATTGTCACGTTCTTTTTGTTTGACATTTTAACCTCCTTTCGATTGCCGGTGAAACTAAGACGGCAATTTGTCGTTGTAGCTCAATAGGCAGAGCAATCTCCTTATAAGGGATAGGTTACAGGTTCAAGGCCTGTCAACGACACTCAAAGCTACGACAGAGTATTAGCTTTGCCCGGTGTAACAACCGGGTTTCTCCTGTCGTTATGATTATGATTAAATATGCAGATGCTTTTTATAAAAGCACAAAATGGCTTGCACTAAGAAAGCAAGCATTAAAGCGTGATAAGTTTTTGTGCCAAATGTCATTGAGATACGGTAAAAGAAAAGATGCACAGATGGTACACCACATATGGCCTAGAGATAGATATCCACGATATCAATACTGTCTGTGGAATCTGATATCATTAACTAACTCAGAGCATGACAAGCTACACGACAGGGCGTCAAACGAACTCACTGCAGCGGGTGAATCACTCAGATTGAGAACCCCCCCACCTCCTAATCAATCAGGTAGATAGACAATGGACCAGGAGGGGGGACTTTTTCCAACTCTGCAGACTTTAAAAAAAGAGGGGGTAATGGCTACGGAAATAATAAACAAGCCATTGAAAGAAATTAAACCATATGAAAACAACCCGAGGAAAAACGATAAATCAGTTAACGCTGTTGCAAAGTCAATTGAACAATTTGGTTTTAAAGTCCCGATCGTAATTGATAGCAACAACCAGATAGTTTGTGGACACACAAGATTTAAGGCGGCCAACATGTTACACCTTGAATCTGTACCGTGTATCATTGCCGACGATTTGACGGACGACCAAGTTAAAGCATTTAGGCTTGTTGACAACAAAGTGTCTGAAGCGTCAGAGTGGGATCAAAATTTATTGAAGCTTGAGATTGAGGGAATAATTGATTTGGACTTAAAACAGTTTGGATTTGAACTTGATGCTCAAGATATGCAATTTGATGCAATTGATCTTGACGATGGTGACAACAGCAAAAGCAAATCAACCCATTGTCATTGCCCTAAATGTGGATTTGAGTTTGAGGTGTAAAATGGATAAGTCAAACCTAAAGATCGGCGTTTACATCTTGACCAAATATGCTAAGCAAACATATAGCAAAGAGTGCTATGAGGTAAGACTTAACGCAGGCATGGCTGTAGTGTGCGACATATTGAAAAGAGCGGGGTTTACAAACATACAATATTGCTCACAAGTTACGGCACACAAATTTGACATGATCATGTACAGTGTTACGTCTGATTGTGACTGGTGGGAATTTATATCTGAGAGAGTAACGTGGCAAAAAGGTGATTACAAAGTCTGTGTAGGCGGTCAGGGAGTGCTTAATCCTAGACCGTTTTTGGAATATGTAGATTATTTTGTTTTGGGTCGAGCAGAGGGAGTACAAGACAAGCTTGCAGAATGCATACTTAATCAGCAAGAGTGCACAGACCAACATGTTATTTCATCAAAAACATTTAGCATGGATAAATTATATTATATAAACCAGTCTGATCAAATATACCCTTACGACATTAAGCTTGACAATGGGCAAATCTATCACGAAGATGTAATCGGATGTAATCACAAGTGCTTGTTTTGTGGTTATACATGGCACAGAAAGCAAGCGGCACAGGAGGAGTTCAATTATAGTGGGCTTTGGAACGGAGGCGCTGACAGAGAGCGAGCAATGATTGATATGCACAACGGAATTGAAGTTGACTTGGTAAAGCTAAGAACCACTGCTATTGACGGACTTTCTGAGCGACTGAGATTTGCGGTTAACAAAAAAATAACTCGTGAAATGTTAAGAGAGTTTATTGACAAACTTGCACGTTGTGAAAAACCGCACCAAGTAAAATTTTATAATATTATCGGATATCCAGGTGAGACTTATGACGATTGGGCTGAATTTGTTGAGGATATATGTATCGTCGATTCTAAGTTTAGCCATCAGGAAAAGCAAACAAGTATATTGCTACATAGCACACCATTCAGAGCAATGCCGGCAACTCCTCTTGCTTGTAAACCTATGTCATATACAAATTATAGGGGATTGATTTCAAAAAAGATGGGGAGCGGTAAATACAAGGGTAATATATTTTATCAGGGCAATGTAATGTGGGCTGTTGAAAGCATGGCGACCGAAAGCTTATGTACAGTAATACAGTCGGCTATAATTTGGCGTGGAACTGAAGCAGATGCGGACAACATTGTAAAGCTGGCGTGCAGCAAAAAATTTAAATCAGCAAGTTCTCAGATAAAGCAAGCTACACTTGAAAAATATTTTGATGTAAAAAAATTATTTGGCGAGTTTACACCAGATACGTTACCGACAAAAAACATAAGAACATATTGCAAGGTTGAAAAAATGTGGTAAAGAAAGGACTGATATCGGCATGACTGAAAAGCAGTATAAGAACGCAATAATCAAAGACATGAAAAATGTCGGAACGTACAAAGAAGAGTTTTCAATAGCAGTTAATACGCTTGCCAAAATTATGTTTGATTATCAGGAGACAATGGGGAAGTTTGAAAAAACAGGTGGCAATATAATTATTACGCATACAAACAAGTCCAAGGAAACAAACGTTGTTAAAAATCCTTTCTATTTAGCCATTGAGACACTTAGGGCGCAAATCCTAAAATATTTAACCGAATTGGGATTGACTCCTGCGGGACTTAAAAAAATAAATGACAAGAGCTTAGCAGTGCAAAAGGAAAGTCTATTAGGAAAGGCGCTTAGCAGACTTGAGTAAATATCTTGACGTCGTTATGACATATGCTGAAAAGCTTGCAAGTGGCAAGACCAACGCCAATAAGTACAGAGTGAAAGCTGCTAAGCGATTTCTAAAAGATCTTAAAAATCCGAAATATGAATTCAAAACCAAGGATGCAGATTTCTGCATTACAATTATTGAAACAACAATTTGTCACTTTCAGGGTGAGAAGATTGATGGGACTCCGCTCAAAGGCACACCGTTTCTCCTGACTGATTTTCACAAGTTTATTATTTATAATCTACTTGGATTTTTCCTCAAAGGAACAAATATCAGGAGGTTTAAAGAAGCTTTTATATATATACCGAGAAAGAATATTAAAACTTCTTTCGCCGCCGCTTTATCTTGGGGGCTTGGGTTGCTTAACCGAAAAAGCGGGAGCAAGGTATATATAACTTCTGCAGCACTTACGCAGTCCCTTGAAAGCTGGAATTTCATCAAGTGGAATATTAACAACATGGGTGAAGGCGATAGCTTCAGAATTATTGACAACAATAATGAACATAGCATCACAGGCGATTTAGGCGACGGGAGCATATATATAAGAGCGCTCGCCGCCAGTGTCGACAGACAGGACAGCTTAAACTGTAACATAGCAATTGCGGATAGACTTTTGTCCCCTATGCCAGTAATGGCGTAGTGAAAATCGGTCAATATCGGTGAAAGCTAAAATTGTATTATTGACATATATGACGAAATAGTGTATAATTATTATATGAGGTGATTATACATGAAAATAAGTGGAATATATGCAATTAAAAATTTAGTCAATGGCAAAACATATGTAGGGCAAACGGTAGATTTAAATAGACGATTGTATGACCATAAAAGATGTTTGAAGAAGGATATGCATCATAATATCTACCTCCAAAGAGAGTATAACAAATATGGTTTTGAAAAATTTGAATTTACTACATTGGAACAATGCGACGTTGAACTCCTCGATGAAAAAGAAATTTATTGGATTTTGATGATATTCTTTTCGCTGCCTTTTGCCTTTTTCGTGACGAGCAAAATGTTTTAAAGGCGCTTCAATCCCGCTACCGTTATATTTTTGTGGATGAATATCAAGACATCAATTGCGTTCAGCATGAGATCTTGAAACTCCTTGTCCAAAACGGCATCGGGCTTACGGCGATTGGCGATCCGAACCAGGCGATCTATGGTTTTCGCGGAAGCGATGTTCATTTCTTTTACGATTTTCGAAACGATTTTCCGCCTGCCGCCGATCGTTCTTTGTGTGAAAATTATCGATCG